ACAATTATTAAATTTACTGGTGCTGGTTCTTATACAGTTTAAATTATGGCTCATTTTGCAGAATTAAATTCAGATAACAAAGTTATAAATGTTATAAAAGTTGAAAATGCTGTTATTACAGATGAAAATAATAAAGAGCAAGAATCCTATGGAGTTGCTTTTTTAAAAGGTTTATTTGGTTCAGATAAAATTTATAAACAAACAAGTTATAACTGTAATTTTAGAAAAAATTATGCAAGAATTGGTGATACTTATGACGCAACAAAAGATGCTTTTATTTGCGATCAACCTTTCGCATCTTGGTCTTTAGATGAAACAACTTGTAGATATGAACCGCCAATACCCCACCCAGACCCCGATGGCAATGAACCTCAATATTTCTATAATTGGGACGAAGATGCTTACCAAGCTGACAACTCTACAGGTTGGGTTAAAATAGCTACTAAATAAGAAAAATTATGACACCAGAAGAATTAATTAAAGAAACAAAAGAATCTTTAGAATTTAATACAAAAAAAATTGAAATTATAGATAAAGATATAAAGCAAATAAAAGAGGAGGCAGAACAAAAAATTTCTAAGTTACAACAAGATAGAAATCAAATTATTGGCCAAATACTAAAAGATCAAGGCGGTATGGAAAAATTAGAAAAATTGATTAATTCTAATAATAAAGTAAAATCTTAATAAAGTTTTCTAAAAAATTATGGCGATAACTAAAACTTGGGAAATAAATACAATGAAACGTGACTTGTCAGATGGTTTTGTTACTCATGTAACTTATCGTGTAAAAGGTTTATCTGATTCTGTAGAAAAATCAAGATCAATAGGTGAGATATTTCTTGAAAGACCTGAATCACTACCAAGTGATTTTATTGAATTTGCTAAACTAGATGCCTCTACTGTTTTAGGTTGGGTAAAAACAGCACTTGGAGATCAGGTAGCAGTTATTGAAACAGAACTAGAAGCTAAAGTAAATGAAGTTCTTACACCAACTACTGAGACTGGTGTACCTTGGTAGAAATTATTGACAGCCCAACATAAAGTGGTGCTAATGCACAGATTCCGCAGAAAGTTATAATTGTGACAGGCACTAATGCCTTTAAAAATGCTTCTTTTATCATGTTTCAAAAGATTTGCCAGATAGCCTCATTGTTGTCTTTATTTCTTACCTTGTCAATGTTGGGTGGTTCTTATTACGCTTACCGCTTTGTTACTTCTGAGCAATTTAAGGCTAGGGTAATGAATGAGGTTCTTGATAACGTATCTGGAATTATGCCAAAGGTTTTAGATAGTGCCTTACCAGAAATGACAGGGCCAACAGTTCCAGAATATATACAGCCTAAAAAATAATGGAGATACCAGAAATAGGTATCAGACAAATAAATATTCCAGAGGTTTATATTCCTGAGATATACAAGCCTGACCCTGTATTGCCTGTAATAACAAATTTACAAATAGATGTTGTAGGTTGTACTTATCAGCATAGAGATATAAAAAACACAGGTAATACTCAGCTTTTACTTGATGACCCTAATGGAGTGTTTCTGACCTGTGGTGAATCTTTATTTCCTAGCTTTTACCCTATTGATTACAGACCAGATCAGTTGGTGATTACTGAGGATTTACCGATAACAAATGAAGCTCCACCAATGCCAGAGTCAGATATTCCAAAGACTGAAACACCAGAAAAGAAAAAAGAAGAATTAGTAATTCCAGAATGTCCAAGTAAAAAAGAGCAAAAAGTCGGAGATTACAGAAATGCAAAACGCATTGAAAGAGTTGTAGGGCATAAGTTATCCTCAGACAAAACAGAGTGTATTACCATCTATGAGGACGTACCCTTTCGAGAGACTTTTATTGGTACACCTGAAGTTCTTATTTCTACTGTTGCTATTGGTCTGGTCGCTGGTGGGTCTGCGGCTCTTGTCCCTGTGATACAAGGAATTGCAAAGAGTGGTATCAAGCAAATAACTAAGCGTTTTTCTAAAAAAGACAAGGTATAAACACAAGCAAAGAATTTTACAAGCCCTTTACAGGCGATTTAAAGGGCCTATTTTTTTTCGATTTTATGAGTATGAGGCAAAACTTGGTTTGGTAAGGGTATAAGCTTTACATCTTTACAAGTAACTGCGTGTTCACCTGTCAGCACTACTCCGAGCTTGGCTTGTTTACCGCATACCTCTAGCCTATACAAGGCCATTTCTAATTTTGTTTTCTTGATTAATAACTCTTGAGCTTCAATATTTACAGCCGCGGCTTTTTTGCAAAGTTCCCCACCATTGCCTAAAGGAATATTGAATTGCATGGATATTCCATAATTTAAGTTGTAATTATCTTTTTCAAATCTTGGTGTTTCTTGGATATATTTTATTGCCCCTGTGTCCTCATCATAGATGTTTTGTTTGGTCACTGTTTCTATTGGCCTGTTAAAGCTCCATGCGTCTGTTAGATAAGGAGTTATGGTCAAACTGGGCGAGGTGCAAACAATTCCTTGACTGTAGCGATTTTGGGGCAAGCTGGAAGGAGTTATCATTGTCGCATTATTGTTGACTACCCCTTGAGCCGAGCTATTCGGCGAAGCAACTGTTGTGTTTGCTAGAACTTTTGCAGGGCTTAGAAATAAAACTATTGTCCAAAGACAGAGGTTGTTTCTGTGGTTGTAGTTGTTGTTATTGTTCGATTTATTGTTGTGACATTTGAAAGGCCAGCACCTTGAAGCGACTCTACTAAACTGAAGCTTTGTCCAGCGTTTACTATTTTCCATCTTGGCACAGCCTCAAGCTCTGGACTTGTCCAACTAAACTGAACACCATTAAGAGTCTGAGTTGTTCCAGCAACTGTTGAAGGGTTGATATATCCATTAAGGTCTGCTGATTCAATATTGTGACCTGATGCAGAATATGTAAATCCTGTGTTGTATTGGTGCGAAGTGATTGTCTCATTAATTACTGACTGCGAAGTACTGGACTGAGTTGAACTACCCGACCTAAACTGAGGGACAATAGGTGTAGCAAGGGTTCTCAGAGGTAATAATATTATTAATAATAACCAAAATCTAGTCAATTTCAATCGAGACTGTAGTTGAGGCAATACAGCTAGTTCCAGAACCGCCAGCAGTACAAGTATGAATACCAGAAGATAAAGAAGTAAGAGCTAAACTTCCAGCAGTACCACCAGAAATAACTGTTGTCTGTCCACCCAATACTGGTAATGTTGCTATGCCGCTTGATGGAGTGATTGCTGATTGTGTTACGTCCCCAGCCTGATAACTTTCGCTGAGAGAGAAGGCAGACCCAGCAGTTGTTACCGATTTATTTGTATTTACCAAAGCTGGAACTCCATTGCTTAAGCTACCAAGATTTAAACCACCTATTCCATTTGTTACCACACTGTCCCCTGTTCCTGTTGAAGTAGTAATATTATTTCCACTTATAGAGTATGAACTAGGTGCGGCATTTGTAATTACATATGGAGAGTCAATAGAAATCTGTGCAGAAGTTACATACTTGGCCGTTATATCTGCAAAGGCACTAGACGGAGAAAGAAAGATGATAAATGGAATTAGTTTTTTCATTTGATTCCTACTTTATTGTTCTTATTATCTACTATAACTGGTTTCTTGCCGTTGCCATTTTTACCTTTTATAGAGATTCCATAAGCCGAAGCTATATTTCCCACAAGGCCAGCCGCAAAGGTGTCTAGCCTTATCTTTTCCATGTACCCCAAAGTCATAACTGATAAAGCCCAAACCAAAATTAAAAGTCTGATTCCATGACCAAAAAAATCCCGACTTTCCTTTTCTTCCTCTTCCATAAAATTAAGGTTTCTTGTTTAATACTAGCAATTTAGCTAAATTAGGAAAAACGAACAAATCATGTCCAAATTTCTAATCAATCTATTTATCAGGTTCGGTAAGAGTGAATCTTTACGCAAAGCGGCTTTGAATTTACTTAAGGATTTAGCCTCTAAATCGGACAATGACGTTGACGATGCCATAGTTAAGATGATCGAGGAAAAACTCTTTCCAGTCAAATAATGGACATTATCAAGGCTCTTACATCTACTTACAGCCTTGAGGGTGAGTTTGAGGTGCAAAAGTCTATAAAATTTATTGAAAAGCTAGAGGATATTGAACTACTTAAGCCCTATGCAATAAAGTTACTACAGACAAACGCAAAGCAAGCTCATTTTGTTAGTTCTTCGATTGAAGTTATATCTCAACAGTCCGCTTATATCTTTAAGTTAGAAAAAGAACTAAAAAAGAAAAAAGCGACTTTTTGGAGCCGCTTTAAGTTTGTTATATTTGGAAAGAAGTAGAGGTCTTACAGACTTTTATCACTTACTTATTGAGACATTAGGTGGAGGAAAATATGCTAAACCCCCATTTGCCCCCCAATAAGTCCTCGAAGGGAACTCATATCTTTTTACAAAGTTGATGTGCTGGAATAACACAGTCACAAGCTAGGCAATAAGGGCAATAGACCTCAAAATTGTAAAAGAGCAGTTT